GCACTACCGCCACCGCTGCTTTCGCTTGGGGAACGTGTTAAAGTTGTGCCACTAGCAGTATAAGTTCCTGTTCCTATTTCCCAATTAGAACCTTCTTCTATAACATATTGAACGACATCGCCATTAGATACCCCTGCATCAGCAAAAGTTTGAAAGCCTGTTTCAGCCGTTCCTAGTGTAATAGTTCCTGCACCAGTAGTGGCGGTGTTCATCTTGGCTCTGTTAAAAAGTTTTGCCATGATGCGCTCCTACTCTATGTAAGCGTTAAGATACCGTTAGTTCCAATATCTATTGTAAATGTATCGCCATCATTTAGTGTTAGTGATGATCCATAATCATAATACCCAACAATTGGGTCCGCCGGTGATGTTGGCGTGTCATTATAGATAACGACGTATCTAAAAGGCGCTACTGAACCACCTGACGCTGTTAAAACTAAATCATCAGCCGAAAGCTTGTATGTTCCACTGGTCTGTGTGCTTGTTACGTTTGCCAATGTTCTTGCAGAAAGATTAGTGTAACTAATTTCTGTAACATTTGCTAAAACACCGTTTCCATCCGCAGCCGCATTAGTTCCCGCCGTTGGATCTGTGTTAGAGAGCGCAACCTTAAACGTGTCAGCGTTCATATCCATCGCATTCGCTAGATTGACCACAAAGTCATTAACTTTTGTAAAACTTGCCATTTATCCAAAACTCCTAATTCTCATTCTGTGGCCTGATCCACTAGACTTGGCCTGTTTGTCTTCACTATTTGTACCATCTATTGCGTTTTGATACAACTCTGCCCACACCAATGTGCGCTGATCTTCACCTAAATAGGGCGCACTATGCGTCAACGCCCCATAAAGATAAATGTCTGGGTAATAAGTTAAAGCCCAATTTGTCGTTATACTATTGCTTAAAGATTCTATTCTTTCGTAGTAAAGCATCTCTATCGTGTAGTCTTGATCTGGTGTCGGGTACACTTCGAAAGACCCATCAATCGGTGCATAAAATTTAGGAGTTCCGGCGGTATTATCAGCCGCCCTTTTATCCATAAGCTCGCTCAAACTAATAAGCTCTAATCTATGCTCATTGGCGCCAGTAAGCATAAGACGTATTCCCTCAATAAAATCTAATGGGAAAGCCGTATACTGAGTATCTAAAAGAGCGACCTTTCTAGATTCCATTCTCCAGTGCCTAAGCTTTCTATTCATGTCAGCCTCAGCCAACTTGATAAAAGTAGGAATTACCGCCGTTAAATCGTCACGATTTAAAAAATCAGCTATTGAACTTTTTAACTCAGTAAAATTTGAAATACTCACAATACACCCTGTCTCGTTCTAAATACTTGGTTATCTGAATCGTTCATCCACTTCTTTAAGGCTACAGGGTCGTCTGCAATTCCCCGTCGCTTGAGATCATAGTACACGGAAAGAGGGATTGAAGCTACCTTATTTAAATCGTTCCATTTTTTATCTGTATTGTTGTAAGATCTTTTGTTGTATTCTGCTATTCCAGTTACATCCTGAACAGTCTCCACAACAAACTCTCCATTGTCTTTGACGTGCCAGTATTTGGTAATTCCAAACTCAGGATCTCTGTCAAAAAGTCTTTTTTGCATTTTTATCTCCAATTAAGAGGGGCGACCGAAGCCGCCCCAACTTTACTATGATGTAGTTAGGTCGAACACGCCCGCGTGGGCAGCTTCCGAACCTACCTCTAAGCCGGCTTCGCAGAGAAGCATCGATTTAGAAGCGTCACCGGTCTTCGCGAGTTCTACGTTCTGGATCGGACGTAGATAGTTAACCGAAGCATATTCTGGGTCCAGAATAAACGCGTCTCTTTCCCTTTGAAAGAGGTTAGTCGTCACAGAAAGTGTACCAAAATCAGATAGATAGACGTCAGCCGCACCTATAATGGTGGTCGGGGAATCGCTCGGCGCCATGTAACGCTGAGCCGCAATACCCGCAAATCCTGAAACAACAGTTTTGTTAAAAGGGCCAACCATTAGAATTGATGGCGTGCCGCCGCTTGAAAAAGCAAGCTGCATTGCGCTCTTGAGCATCGATTCTGTAAATGCACGTTGTGTGCCATCGGTACGAGCATCGGTTCCGTCACCTGTTGGACTTGCAGGACTACCCGCAACACCCATAATGTCGTTAGTTGCAATCCACGAACCTAAACCACCGGTTTCACGGGCCGTAGTTGTATTTCCTGCCACCTGAGCGTTATTGTCGCATAAGACCGCTTCTAGGTCGCGTTTAAGCTCTTTTCCGCGTTTTGCGATTTGCATGGATAATTCTGAATTTCTCCCTGCTAAGTCCTGAGACTCAAGGTTGTCGGCAACGATTACAGTTCTGCGTAGAATCTGTGTATAGTTACCAACTCGTGTGGTTGCCGCAGTTGCGTCGAAAGATGCAACATCGTCCCCGTCAATTCTAGCTGTTTTGTCAACAGCCGCTAACGCATCAGTTTGCCATTCGAAGTAAGTATTGGATACGCTTTTTGATCCAACATTACTTTGAAAAGGCACTGTTTCTGGGGAAATGGAATTTATCACGTCGGATAATTCTTCACGAATACCCTTCGCGGAAAAGCTAGTAAATGTATTTGCTACAATGGCCATATTAGCCTCCTATTAAAGTATTGATTGCAGCCGCAGCATCTTGCACGCGGCCAGTTGTTCGTGCGCGTTGTAACGCTTGTTCATTTGCAGCTTTTGGTCGCGGTTGTGTTCCTCGTGTGCCTGTCTTCATTGTCTTGGCTTTTGCCTTTGGCTTCGCTTTAGCTTTTACAGCCTTAGATTGACCTTTATCAAATAACATAGCCATACGAGCTAATTTAACTAAGCCGGCGTGCCTTAACTCATTAATATCAGCTTCAAGAAAACCTTCTTTTAATAAAAAGCTTCTCAAGTCTGAGGCTTCCTTCTGGGCGACTTTCGTGTCTCGCCACTCTGGAATAATCTCTGGGAGCATTTCGCGTTGCCTAGCAGTAAACTCATTTTTCATGCGTTCCTGATTTTCTGCTTCTAAGACCTGTACACGCTCTTTCTCCTGACGGATTGCCTGTAATGAATTTTCGCGCTCTTCCTTTTGTTTTCGGAATTGCCGCTCGGCTTTTCTGGCCATGTTAGGATCTGCTTCATACAGGGTATCCCAATCAGGCTCTTCAACCACTTGTGACTCAATCCTCTCCTGTAAAGCGGGTAGAAGTTGAGCATATTGTTGCCGCTCTCGCGTAACAGATTCAAATTGCACCTCGACATCTTTTCTCATCTCGGCCAGTTCTTGAGTCTTGCGAGTATAATCTCTCTGCCTAAGATTTCCGCGTTTTAGCTCTTCGACTGTAATCTCTTCGCCTTCTACTTCCACAGTCTGTGCAAGTATGTCGAAAGATTCTTCTTCAAGCTCTTCAGCTTCTTCCGTAGCTTCGAGTTCGCCGTCTGTATCCACTTCTTCATCAGTAGCTTCCTCTTCTGGCATTTCGGCTTCTGCTTCGATTACCTCTTCAGCTTCAGCCTCAAGCGCCTCTGGCTCACTTGCAGTATCCTCTTTGGGTGCAATCATGTCCATTATGGCATTTTGTGCAGTGCCTAGATCAATCCCTTTTGGGTTATTGGGTTCTGACATCTCTTAACTCCTATTATGTATCTATTTTACTTTTTTTTCAATAGACGCATTATCAACCATTATTTTCAAACTTTGTCGAACATATTCGACGCCTCTTAGTTTAAGATAAATAGCTTCGCGTCCTTCCTTATCATTAAGTTCAGTTGCTTCGAACTCAACCCAACAATTCGCTCTCATTTCATCTAAAAACCTTATTAAGTCTGTATCTTTTAATAACCTCTCTGCATGATTTCCATCGTCAATAATTTGTTGTTTTGATTTGGCCATCTACCCCTCATTTATCACATCAACCTGACCTTTTAGAACTTCTCTGTTTATAGCTAAATCCGCTTTAATTTTTTCTACGTTTAACTGCGTGCCATACTTAGCTTTCATTTCCTCAGCTTTTACAAATAGATCTGCATCAAGCTCATCGCGCTTACGGTCGTCGTCCATTATCATTTTTTCGCGCTCTAGCTCAAGCTCTGCGGCTTTTTTCTGAATATCTGCCTGTATCTGTTGGATCTGAACCGCGATAAGCTGTTCATTAATATCTGGCTTATCTTCTTTAGGAGGCGGTTGAAACTGCGCCGGATCTCCCCAGAATTGAGAAGTATCCTTAAATCCGGCCAACTCGGTCATAGCCTTGAGCGTATTCGAAAGCTTACTCATATCTGTTAGCGGGTTAATGGCGCCCATAGTTTGCATGGCGTCTTTTTGCATTTCACCGATCTGCCTGAGCATCATCATACGCTCTGTATCCGTACCACGCCCAAGAGCGACTTTTATAGATACATCCATGTTTGCGTTCCATACGCGGGGATCTATTTCGACAAAATCATTTGTGAGCCTGACCATACGAGGCCGGTCTTGGTGCGTGGTAATTAGATGTAAAACAATTTTATATAGACGCTTCATGCCTGTCTCTGCAAATATGCGTGCAATAAGTTCTATGTGCTGCTGAGCGGCGCTCACAGTAGCGGCAACGGCTGACGCGGTTGTAGACTGCAACGCCTGAGCATCAAGGCCCGCAGAGGCTTTTGAAATGCCTGTACGAGCTTCTTTTAGCTGATCCATATACTGCAATACTGGAAAAGCTTCTTTACCAACAAACGGTAAAACAAGCTGTTGAACCGACCCGTTTGCCCTCTGACGGATTACAGATCCGACCTCAGTTGATAAGGCATCATCTAAATTAACCATACCCTCCGTGATAGCTATTCTTGGATGAATAGACATAGACAAGCTATCAAGCGTATTTCTCATAATGCTCGACTTAATACGCTGTATATCGGCAACCGTGTCAGCGACGCTCATGCCGTAAAAATCGTGCGCCTCTGGGTCTGGGCAGAACGATGCAAATGGCGCCATATGGCAAGGCTCGTTCATTAAGATCTCGTTGCCGTCGCCTCCGGTGCATATTTTTCTAAGCTCAGCTATCCCGTCGCCGTCGTAATCGACCATTATGTAATTTTCTATATACATAACTTTTTTCATAGCGGGATCGTTGCGCTCGTTCATTTCGTTTTGAAGTTGTGGGTTACGAGTATGTCGCTCGACGTTGGTTAGCATATCCTCATGGGCTGAGGACATCTTTGAAACAACGTCAAAATCGTATCCCATAGCCACAAGCTCAGACACGGTAAGAATACGCCGGTGGGCGCAATAATCAGCCGTCTCGATGGATTTGGCTTCACGCGAAATGATAAATTCTTCTGGAGGTACGGCCTCTAATTTTACGCGTCCGTCTGGGTGCGTATAGGTAACTCGAACCGCGTGCATCATTGGCGGCTCCATAACTTCTCCGGTCATAGGGTCCATTTCAGGATCTCCCACAGCCTCTGAAGCTACAATTTCCACCTCAGCATCTGGATCTGACATAAGTGCCGACAAAGCGTTATCGTCTAGCCCAGTAAAATCTATTGTTTCGTAACGCGTCTGGTCGTCCCAATAGCATTTTAGGACACCCACTTTGCGAATTAACGCATCTTTAAAAGCGGAGTGCATTTCGAGAAAACCATTGTTATCTCTGTTTATGATAAAATTGGCAAACTCGGTAGCTTGCTTTGCATTAGCTACATCTTCTTCAGATGTTGGGCTGTATTCAACCGTGTTCTCAGTAGAGTGGAAAACACGCATCAGAGATGGGAGTATAGCTTGGACGGTATCCCGCACATCCATACTTACAACTTGGCTGCGCCCGTCTTCTTCGTTGC